GTGAGGCAAGCAAGGAAGCACGCTCACAGGGCTTGCAGATGGCTGGACAGATTGCAATTCCTTCAATCGCTTTGCGTACTGCTGACGATTTCCAAGCAGGTTCAGGCGAAGCCGGTGCGGGATTTGTTCCAACTGTGGTACCTGCTGCAATCGAAGCATTGCGAGCGCCAACGGTACTCGAAGGATTGGGCACAACAGTAATTCGAAACGCTACCGGTAACCTTCAGTTTCCACGGGTAAGCACAAAAGCAACTGGAACAGGAGAAACAGAAGTTTCAGCCGATGCAGATTCTGGCTTGGACATGGACCAGCTCACTCTCAATCCGCAGCGAGTTGCAGCAAAAACCAAGTATTCAAAACAACTCATTTTGCAGGGAGGTTCAGAAATCGATTCTTTAATCGCAAACGAGTTGGCCGCCGCTATGAATGCTTACGTTGATGACTTTGGTTTCGATACTATCATGGCATCAACTGCCGTTAATCAAGTGGTAACAGCTGATGATGCTTTGGACGCAGCTATTGTAAACGCAATGGAGACGGCGGTACTTGCAGACGGTGGAAACCTTGCAACTTCAGCTTACGTTATGAGTCCAAAGGCTTACGAGCTTTCTAAGGCTTTAGCGCAGGTTAGCGCGGTCAATGCTTTGTGGGAAAATGGCCAATTTAATATGTATCGAGCCGTAGCTACACCATACTTGGTGAACTCTGTGCTTGATGCAGCTGTAGGCGGTTCTACAGTTGGCGGAAACATGATTTTCGGTAACTTCGCACAGGGCGCAATTATGGCATACTTTGGAGGTATCGACTTGCTTGTTGACCCTTACAGCGATGCAGGAACGGCACAGATCGCTTTGCACGTCAACCGATTCTTTGACTTTGATTTGCGACAACCGCAAGCGTTGGCAACAGCTACGAAGTTGAGCGCATAATTTGTTTAAGTATAGTTTAACAAGAAAGGGGGGCTTCGGTCCCTCTTTTTTTATGCCCTGAAACCCCAGTAAATACAGGGAAAACTAAAAAAAGATGAAAATAATTACGAAAAAAGTTGCGTAGAAAGGAATCATTACCGTATATTTGATACATCAAACGAACGGAACAAATGACAATGGATACCCTCTCTACCCTCCAGCGCGCATCGCGCATCGCACTCGAAGACGTGCGAACTCAGGTTGCAATTTGCAACGAGTTGAACCAGCAGGTTAACGCCAACCCAAGTTTGGCTCCTGTCCTTCAAAAAGCTAACGAGCGATTAGATTTGCTCAAAGCTCGATGGAGCGAAGCAGGTGACCGAGCTTGGGCAGTAAGCAGGAAGAAGTTTTTTTCCTGATATGCTCTGAATTTAGAAAGCCCCTCACGGGGCTTTTTTTTTAGCCGTATTTTAGCGACATGATGACCGTAGAAATAACAGGCACGCCCGACCTCAATAGCATTATTACCGTGGCACAGCTGAAAGAGCATTTGCGCGTTGACCATACAGACGAAGACACGTTAATCGAAGCCTACAGAAATGCAGCAATTGCATGGATCGAAGATTATTGCAACACGCGACTGGGCGACGTGAGCGCCGTGGGATATATGGATTATTTTTATAACGTCCGTTTTCCAATTGGCCCAGTTAATTCGATTGCTTCCGTGACGTATACAGACACGGCAAACCAAACCGCTACGCTACCAACGGCGAAGTATTGGTTTGACATAAAAACAAAAGCGACACGCATGACGTTTGACAATGTGCCGGATCTTTACGACGACACTTTCAACGCTGTGCAAATTAATATGAACGTAGGGTACGCGGAAGCCGATATACCGCAGCCGTTTATTACTGCTATTCGCTGGATGGTGGCACACCTTTACGAACAAAGGCAGCCCATTATTTCCGGATCGCTTTTAACCATGTTGCCAATTGGACTTTATGCAATCCTAAATCCTTACCGCGTAATTACTTCAGTATGAGGATAGGGCTAAGTGATCGGCGCGTGGAAGTACAGAGATACACCACCACAACAAATACATATGGCGAACGTCAGTTAAATTGGGCAACGTACATAACAGTATGGGCGGAGCTTATGAAAACGGGAATTAGCATGGACGAAAATATTACAGGCAATCAAGATATGCCGGTGCAGCGTCTGCGCTTTAAGATTCGAAGCAGCACCGACAGCCGAGCGATTAACCCAGCGGACCGAGTAATTTACAACTCGAATACATACACCATTCAAGGCATCGAGGAGGTAGGACGTAACGACCAATTGATATTGCTTTGCGAAATAACTGGAACACATGGCACAGGGGTCACTTGAGGGTAAAGGCGGCGGTATAGGTTTCGAAGGCATTGGCGCAGATATCAAACCGCTATTGCAACAGTTTGAAGCAATGCGCAAAGAGATAAACCAAAAAAACGTACAGCGCCGAATTCACAGAGCCGCAGGGAAGTTGTTTAAGGATGAGATGGTTAGAAATATCCAAGACGCTGACGAGGTGGTCCGCATTCGCAGAGGCAAAGCGAAGCCGTTAGATATTCCAATTGGTACGCTTAACCGGTCGGTGCGAGTTTGGTTAATTGACAAGCAGCAAAATGCGTATTGGGTGGGGCCGCGAGTAGGTAAAAAAATGCCATTGCGATCGGATGGCTGGTTTGCAAATATTGTCGAGGGCGGCGATCAGAGTTTTGGCGTGGGAAGAAATAAAGGCGTATTTGCACGCTCTATAAAGAATAAGCGCAACGCCGCCGAGCAACTTATGATTAAGAAGTACAAAAACGCGATCGATAAAGCGGTAAAGGCAAAAGCAAAAACAACGAAAAAATGAACGCAGGAAAAGCAGTATATGGAATACTAAGCACGAACGCGGAAGTGACTGCGATTGTTGGCACTAAAATATTTCCAGAAGTAGCAGAGCAAGAGACCGCGTTACCTCTGATCGTTTACCAGCTGCAAAGCGTAGCGCCTGAAGATACGCACGACGGACCGAGTAAGCTTGATGAGGTACGCTTTGAGTTTCTGTGTTATGCCGATACGTACAATGGCGCGGCAGATTTAGGCGACAAGGTGCGCGGCGCTTTGGATCGCGTAAGCGGAACTTACAACGCTGTAAACGTGGAAAGCGTGCAGTTCAATGATGTCGATATCGACGTAATTGATGCGCCACGGCGTTACGGTCAATCCCTCACCTTTACGTTTCGTATTAAGCGCGATGATGTGGAGATAGCGCAAGGCACGCCGGTAACGGGCGCAATGCTTGGCGATCTTTACAACGTCGATGTTGCAGGCGTTACGGATAATCAAATATTGAGTTACGACGCGGCAACAGGCAACTGGGTACCGGCGGACGACGCGGGCGGCTTGGTGGACAGCGTGAACGGCTTGACGGGCACGGTTATATTAAACTTCGATGATTTAAACGACGTTGATACGGGCACGCCTAGCGACGGGCAGCTAATTGCATACCAACAAGGCGAATGGGTTACGATTGATCAAGACGAAATACACATTCCCATTAACAGCGTTACGGGTTTACAAACCGAACTGAATACGATACCGACCGATTTAAGCGATTTAAGCGACGTTTCGATAGTTGGCACGCCGGCAGGTAATCAAGCGCTTATATACAACAGCGCCACAAACGCTTTTACGTCTCAGGATAGCTACACCAACCGCTTCGAGGACGAGGTAGAAACCGGCAAGGTTATGCCCACGATATTTGCAGAACGTGCGTACTCTGTGAAATCGGAGGGCGACGGCGTTTTCATTGACCCCGAAAGCGATACCCCTGCGGCGGGCAAAGTAATCGTGCGGAAGATTTACCATAAAGCCGGATTTATTACAGATGCGGACGTTATCGGTGACTACACTTTGATTCATACGTTTGCCGATGATACCGCTTACGCGGATACGGTTGCCACGTTCGAAGGATTCCGCGACGGCAATACGTACGGCACCCCGCCGTTTACCTTGCTTCAAACATGGGAGGAAGTAGCCGCCGCCCCTACGTTCACGGGGCTATTGAACGAGAGTTACGGAAGCGGAGCCGCCGCCGCATATGGCACGCGCCGTTTAAACGGGAATTATTCAGGGGCTTGCATGACTATTCGCAGAGCTTCCGACGGCACAACGCAAGCGATTGGATT